TAAGCCTGACCCTGAGATGATGAAGATGCAAGCGCAACAGCAAGCCGACCAGATGCGAGTTCAGGCAGATATGCAAGTGGCACAGGCTAAAGCTCAGTTTGATGCCCAACTGCAACAAGCCAAGCTCCAAGCCGAGGCGCAACAACTACAGTTTAATGCCCAACTTGAGAGTGCAAAACTTGAGCGTGAGCAACAAATGGAGCGTTTCAAGGCTGAGTTGGATGCCAATACCAAGATCAGGGTTGCACAGATTAGCCACTCAGCATCTATGTTGCCCGAAGATATGGATGCCCAACAGCAGATGCACGCTACATTGAATCAAGACTTGCGTGGCATGATTGAGGCGATGATGAACACGGTGAACAATTCTCACCAACAAGTGATGAACAGCCACAACCACAGCGTTGGCACGATGCAAGAAATGTTGAAAAACCAAAACGACAACACGCAAGTCATGAAGAACGTGGCCGACTTGATTTCAGCGCCCAAACGAATTGTGCGTGGCCCTGATGGTAAAGCCATAGGCATGGAGGTAATTAAATGATTACGACAACCAAAGGCGAAATGGAAGAATCCTTGCTCGAAAAGCGTGAAGGTCAATCCGACACCGACACCGAGACAATCGAATGGGTGGAATACTGGTTAGATGGCGAGTTAGTCCATCGTTCTGTTCATGTAAAACTTAAACACGCAGCCGTTGCTGATGGCGCTGCATCATCTTTCTAAGGAAACAAAATGGCAAATACAACGGCAATGTGTACGAGTTTCAAGGGCGAATTGCTCACGGGAACACACAACTTCACGCCTAGTACGGGCAACACATTTAAAGCGGCTCTGTACTTTGCGACAGGCAGTTTGGGTGCGGCCACCACCGTTTATTCAACAACCAATGAAGTTACTAACACTTCAGGCACGGGATACACAGCGGGTGGCGTGACAGTTACCAATGCAAATGCCCCCGCAACAAGCGGCACAACGGCATATTGGACACCATCAGCTAGTTTTACATGGACTTCTTTGACGGTTACAACAGCATTTGATGCGGTTTTGATCTATAACTCGACATCGGCTAATAAGGCGGTCAGCGTTCACAACTTTGGATCGCAAACAGTCACGGCTGGCACATTCACGCTGACCATGCCTACCAATGATGCGACCACAGGCTTACTGCGTATTGCATAATGGCACAAGGCCCATGGGGAACGGGTACATGGGACGATGCCCAATGGGATAGTCTGCCCATATTTGGCAATGAAGCTACGGGTGGCGTTGGCAGCCCTAGTGTTGCCGTCAGCCCCACGCTCACAGGCGTAAATGCCACGGGCGCAGCGGGTACAGTATCAAGCGCAAACTTTAATACGCTCTCAGGCGTTATTGCAACGGGTGCTGTTGGTTCTTTCTCCAATAACTCAAGCTACGCATTAACAGGCGTATTGGCCACAGGCGCGGTTGGCGCATTTACTAATGCAACAAGTATTGCGTTAACGGGTGTCCAAGCATCGGGCTTGGCGGGTAATGAAGCCGAATCGGTAACTGTTGGCCTAAGTGAGGTGGCGGCAACTGGTTCGGTTGGTTCGTTTGGCATTTCAAAAGCCATTCAATTAACTGGCGTTCAAGCTACGGGTGCGGTTGGCACTCTTACGGCTTTTAAGCCTATTATCTACATTGATGACACCCATGACCCTGGCCCTGATAAGCGCAAGAAACAACATAAACTTGAGCAAGAAAAAAACAAAAAGCGCAGGGATGAGATTGTTGCCGCGTATGAGCGTATTGTCGAAGGCAAAATATTCGAAGAAATAATTGCGCCTTATGTTGAAACTTTTGCTACAATTGCAACAAAGCAAAATGTCACATTGACAGACATCCAAAAATTGATGTCGAATTTGGACAAAATGCAGTTAATTTGGGACGACCACATCGAATCAGATGACGAGGAAATTTTGCTACTATGAGAACTACTTACGTTATGCGTAATGGCGAGTTGGTTGAAAAACACAAAGCCAATGACGAAGTTCACGCCCCTATGATTATGGGCGATATTACTCCTTACAAATCAATGATTGATGGCTCTATTATACAGAGCCGAAGCCGTCACCGCGAGCATCTACAAGCAAATGGATGTATTGAGGTGGGCAATGAATCAATGGAAACCAAACTCACACCATCCTCTAGCGAGAAAAGGCGTGAGGTATTGGCTCAACAGTTGGGCAACATGACCCACAACGAAGCCAATAAGATAATGAATTCATTGCGTGAGCAAGCCAATCAGATGAAATACCACAGGAGATAACATTGGATACTACAGAACCCATTGTCCCAACAGAAGCGCCCGATAACAGGCGTGAACTGCTTTCACAACAATTTGATGAGGTAGCGCAAGCCGAACCCGCCAAGTTCCAACGTGATGATTCGGGCAAATTTGCCTCTACTAATGAGAAATCTGTAGAAGAACCCGCAGAAGAACCCGTTTGGAAGCGAGCGCCCGCAAGCTGGAAGAAGGATTATCACGAAGTTTGGCAGACTGCCGACCCAAGGATGCAAGAGTATGCTTGGCAACGTGAAGAACAAATGCGCAAGGGCGTTGAACCTTTAATTTCCAAAGCGCAGTTTGCAGATCAGATCAATGAGGTGGTCAATCCTTATTTGCAGACTATTCAGGGCATGGGTTTAGACACTCCAAAGGCGGTAAAAGCCTTGTTGGAGGCTGACCATATGTTGCGAACTAGTGATGGGCAACAAAAATTGCAATTATTTAGTAGATTAGCGCAACAATATGGAGTAAACTTAAATGAAGTCAATATGCCGCAAGGCATTGACCCAACGATTTACGCACTTCAGAACGAGCTAAACAATGTTCGTGGTGAAGTGATTGGCTGGAAACAGCAACAAGAGCAAGCTCAAAATCAACAGCTTTTAGGCGAAATTGAAAAATTTAGTGCTAAAGCTGAGTATTTTGAGGAAGCACGTCCGACCATGATTCAACTCCTACAGAGTGGCGTGGCACAGACGTTAGAGGACGCATATGAAAAAGCTGTGCGCCTCGACCCTGAGTTATTTGACAGCGTACAAAACAGCAGACAGGCCGAATTGGATAACGCAAAGCGAGTAGCGGCAGACCGAGCAGCGAAATCTGCAAGGGCTAATGCGGTTTCGGTAAAGAGTTCCACACCAGGAATGGCTACCAAAAACAATGCTCAAGATAGGCGCAGTTTATTGGCAGAGCAATTTGACCAAATAACTGCACGACTTTAATTGATATAGGAGAATTATTATGGCATTTGCCAATTCCAGTATCAGCGACATCATTGCGACCAACATTCAAAGCCGTACTGGTGAACTAGCTGATAACGTCACAAACAACAACGCCCTTTTGCGTAGACTCAAAGACCGTGGAAATGTGAAAACATTCTCTGGCGGTAACGTGATCTTGCAAGAGATTATGTATAACGACAGCACCACAAATAACACGAATTCTTATTCTGGTTACGAAGTGTTGAACGTGTCACAAAACAGCCCTATCAGTTCTGCTCAATTTAGCATTACTCAATATGCCGCTGCTGTGTCTATTTCTGGATTAGAAATGATCCAAAACTCAGGCAAAGAAGCTATTATTGATTTGCTCGATGGCCGTATGATGGTTGCCGAAGCTCAGTTGGCTAACCGCATTGGCGCTGACATCTACACAGATGGCACAGGCAACAGCGGTAAGAACATCACTGGCTTGGGCGCTGCCGTACCTGATGCACCCTCAACTGGAACTTATGGTGGCATTAACCGTGCAAACTATACTTTCTGGCGTTCACAGAAGTATTCTGGCGTGACCGATGGCGGTTCTGCTGTTTCAGCCTCAAACATCCAGTCTTACATGGATTCTTTGGCCGTTCAGTTGATTCGTGGTACAGACAAGCCTGACTTGATCGTTGCCGACAGTAACTACTACCGTTTGTACTTGCAATCTATGCAATCCATCCAACGTGTTACTGATGGTGGCAATTCCACTCAAGGCGCTGGCTTTGCTTCATTGAAATACTATGGCGCTGGCATGGCATCTGATGTTGTGCTTGACGGTGGTATCGGTTCTGCCGCTACTGCAAACCATATGTGGTTCTTGAACACCAAGTATTTGATGTTCCGCCCCCACGTTGACCGTAACTTTGTGCCAATCGGTGGTGAGCGTCAAGCCGTTAACCAAGACGCAATCGTTAAGTTGATTGGTTGGGCTGGTAACTTGACTAGCTCAGGCCCACAATTCTGTGGCGTTCTGATCGCTTAAAGGAGTAAATCATGGCATATACAATCACCCCCCTCATTGGTATTGACTTTAACAACATCGTCAACACCAACTTGAACAGCGCAGGAACTGCTGTTCCTACCATTGGCCCTTTGGGTGCTGAAGTGTTTGGTTCTGATGGTCGCATTTATGTTTTGGCTCAAGCCAACGCAACAATTACGGCTTCTACAACCGTTTGCGACATCAACACAACCACATTCTTGGTGGCGGCTACAGGCGGTTCTTACAAATCGCCCGCAGTTGCCCTAGCATCTGGTGACGTTGCTTGGTTCTCTAAAGCATCTGTGTAAAACAAAAGGGGCGGCATAAAACCCGCCCTTTTTTAATCAAGGAACTAAAATGGCTATTCCCTCACGAATTCTTGGCGCAGGTAACTCGCCTTTGTCCACAGTTTCCATCGCTGGTGATGGCGCTGTTGGCATTGTTGCATTGGGTTCAACTGCCGCTACCGCAACACAATTGTCGGCTGTGTTCAACACAATCACAACTTCATCTGCTTCTACAGGCGTTAAATTGCCTCCTACCGAAGCGGGTGCAATGGTTGGTATTCGTAATGATTCAGGTCAAACAATTACTGTTTACCCTTACAATACTAGCTCAACTATCAATGCAGCAGCCGCATCTGTTACATTGGCAACGGCAAAGAGTATGATTCTTTTTGCTCCAAGCGCAACAACTTGGGCATCAGTCACTTCAGCATAATCCCCACAGGATAAAAAATGGCACTAGATTCCGATATTGCAAACGCAGACACACATCTGCACGTTGAGTTTTATACATTTGACAAAGCACCGTACAAAGACACCCCGTTTGTGCGAATTATGGTTCCTGGCGATAAGTACAACATCATTGAACAGCCCGTTCGTGATGACCATAAAGAGCGCTTTCCCCGTCAATGGTTGCACTATCAAATGCAAAACTCAGAGGGTGGGCCAATCATTGGCACAACTTTGCAAAATTGGCATCTAGATCGCCCTGAAGAATTTACAGACAGTCAAATGGCTGAACTGCAAATTCTAAAGTTTCAAACTGTTGAGCAAGTTGCTACGGCAAGCGATGCTCAACTTCAGCGCGTAGGAATGGGCGCTGTTGGATTGCGTGAAAAGGCAAGAGCATATCTGCTGAGACGTAATCAAAGTGAAAGTTCATTTGAATTAGAGCAAACCCGTTCTGAATTGAAAGAATTGCAAGAGCAAATGAAAGCCTTGTTGTCTGAAAAAACACGAGGCCGCCCTAAAAAAGAGGTGTAAATTATGTCTAGCACTATGCTCCAGTTAGTGCAGCAAGTTACCAATGAATTAGGCGTGTCAACACCGACAAGTGTTGCTGGAAATACTAATAGAGACGTTATCCAAATTCTTGCGTTAATGAACGCAAGTGGATACGAATTCTTGCGCAAGCATCCTTGGCGAACCCTTACAAAGCAAAAGCAGTTTTATACCGAATATCTG